GCACCGGCCTATTTCTCCACCCGCGACGAGGTGGTGAAACGGTTCGGCGGAAGAATCGGCCCGGAAATGGAAAAGCGTGCGGCCAAACTGGGCAGGAAAGTGACCAAGTAGATGACTGTCATCGCGATGGCGGCCGGGCAGCTTGACCGGCGCATCGAGCTGCAGGCGGCCACCGTCGTCAATGATCCCGACTACAACGAGGAGGTGCTGACCTGGGCGACCTATGCCACCGTGTGGGCGAAGATGGACTTCCACCGCTCGTTCGAGGCCGAAGCGGTGGCGCGCGAATATGCGCAGATGGGGCTGTTTTTCACCATCCGCTGGCGCCCTGACGTCGATGCCGAGCACCGCATCATCTATGACGGCGACACTTACGAGATCATCGGACGGCCGCGCGAGCTGGGCCGCCGGCAGGGTCTGATGATCGAGGCGAGGCTGGTCGAATGAGCGGCGTGTCGCTGACCATCAAGGCGCTGCTGGTGCCGTCGCCGGTGACCGGGCTGGTGGCGAATCGGATCTATCCGCTGCCGCTGCCGCCGACCACCACGCTGCCGGCAATTGCGGTGGCGATGTCGGCCGAGGACGAGGAAGTCCTACTGCAGGGCGCTACCGTCTATCCCGAAACCTCGGTGCAGGTGCACTGCATCGCCGCCAAGGCCAGCGCCGCCATCGATCTCGGCGAGGCGGTGCGCGACCATCTGCGCGACCTGCATTACGTATCGGCCGACGCGCAGCCGGTTCATGCGAGCTTCCAGAAGGACTCCGTCGATTTCACCGATTATTCCGACGACCTCACCACGCACCGCCGCGTGATGGCGTTCACCCTGCGCTGGCGCAGCAGCGCATAACCTGGGAGTAAAAAAAATGCCTCAGACCACCGGCTTTACCGGCATCGGCGCCACGCTCAAGATCGGCGATGGCGCCACACCGACCGAAGTGTTCAACTCGGTCGCCAACGTCACCTCGATCAACCTCAACACCGAGGCCGACCAGGTCGACGCCACCCACCTGCTGTCGACCAGCGGCTACCGGGAATACAAGCAGGGCTTCAAGTCAGCCTCGGTCGATTGGGAGTATCATTTCGATCCCGACAACCCCACCCATGACGACACCGACGGCATGCTCGCCGCCTATGATTCCGGCGAGCCGAAAAACTTCAAGCTGGATTTCACCGGGGCCGACAATGGCGGCGTCGGCGCGCCGACCACCGAGGGCGTCTGCTCGTTCTCCGGTGTCGTCACTGCGCATTCGGTGTCGGTGTCGGAAGGCATGGTGACCGGTTCCGGCACCGTCTCCATGTCCTCGTCACCGACCTGGGGCACCACATGACGGCCAACCGCTTCAACGGCGAGGTGGAAGCGCCGGAATTCGGCGACGGCTTTACGCTGAGGCTCGACATGCGCGGCCAGGCGGAACTGGAAAGCCAGTTCGGCGATATCGATTTCGCCTGGAAGGTGCGCAACGGGCTGGCGGTGCTGTCGGCCACCTACCTGGTGCCGTTCCTCAAAGTGGCGCTGCGCAAGGACGGCGAGCGGCTGAAAGAGGTGCCGGAACTGCCGACGCCGATCGCGCCGATCGCCACCCATTGCCTCGATTGCCTGGCGCTGTTCCACTACGGCAAGAGCCACCAGGCGTGGGTCGACGACATGGCAGCCGACCGATCGCCGGGCAACAGCAAAAACCCTACGACGGGCACGAAAGCCTTACCGGGTGGCTGATGAGCCTCGCCTTTCGTGCCGGGATTCCGTTGAGCGAGTTCTGGGCGATGACCGCACACCAGGTGATCGCGGCGTTCACCGTGGTGCATGAGGACAGTTACCGGCTGGCCTGGCGCACTGCGTATTTCAGCCGCGTCGGGCACCGGCATTTTCCGAAGACCGAAGAGGCGATCTTCCGTCGCCGGCCGGTGAGCAAACGGCAGACGCTGGACCAGCAATATCGCATGGCGCAACTGATTTCGAAGGTGATGCATTAGATGGTCGCTACCGTCGGCTCGATCTCGATCGACCTTTCCACCAATACGGTGAAATTCGCCAACGGCTTCAAGTCGGCGGCCACCACCGTTGAACGGCAATCGGCGCGGATGTCGAAGGCCGTCAAGGGCATCGGCGGCATCATGCAGGGATTTGTCGGCGGCATTGCCGGCGGCTTGGTCTCGCAACTGTTTTCGGTGTCCGGAGCGATCGATGCATACACAAAGTCACTGTCCAGGCTCAGTGAAATCGGCGATCGGGCCAAGGCCGCCGGATTGGGCACCGATTTCTTCCAGGGGCTATCGCATGGCGCCAAGCAGGCCGGCACGGACACAGAGTCGCTCAGCTCAGGACTGGAGACTTTCGCAAAGAACGTCGGCAAAGCCAGAGAGGGAACCGGCCAGCTCTTTTCCGGACTGCTGAAGCTCAATCCCGAACTGCTGAAAGCCGTGCTCACTGCCGGTGACCAGGAAGAGCGGCTGAAGCTGGTCGCCGACGCCATGAGCCGGACGTCCGATGCCACCCAGAAAGCAGCGCTGTCGGCGGCGGCATTTGGCGAGCATGGCGATAAAATGATTCAAGTGCTGGAAGGCGGCCGTGCTTCGCTTGACGAATTCGCGGCGACAGCCAGAAAACTCGGCATCATTGTCACTGAAGATGACATCAAGCGGGCCGATGGTCTTAAAAAGGAACTGGCGGCCATAACGGAGATCGTCGGCATCAAGCTTAGCAAGGAGCTTGTGAAGATGGGGCCGTTGATCGGTCAGGGACTGATCAAGGCGGCGGAAGCGCTGTCGGGCTTCATGCAGGAGATCGAGCAATTCACCAATTCCGAATTTTATAAATTCCTGCAGAAGACCCCGACCCAGATCGTCGAAGACGTCATGAAGAGCTTCAAGGGCGCGGAGGAATCGACAGCCGAGGCAATCACGCGGCTCAATACCGAGATCAAGGAACAGAATGAGCTGCTCGATAAACTGGCCGAGCACGCGAACGATCCGGTCTTGGCGCTTCGGTTCGAGCGGGAACGCGAGAAGGCTGCGGAACTTAACCGTGAATTGGTGAATACGATCCGCTTAGCCCGTGGCGCCACCGAGGAGCAGATGGCTTTGTTCCAGGCCTTCCGCGCCGGAGAAGCTGCTTCAAGGGACATGTTTGGTGGTGGTGGTGGCGGCGGCGGCGGTGGCGGTGGCGGAGGTTTGCCGCGCGTCTGGCATGGCGTCGAGCAGCAAGGCGCAGGGATCGATCCGGACGCGCTGGACAAGATCGAGGCCGCCATCGACGGCGGCACTGGCGCGACGCGCGACGTGCGCCGCCAGGTCGAGCGGCTGGACTCCAACATTGGCGGCTATATTGGCAACCTCTCAAGCGCCCAGAGCTTCAATTTCGCCAATCTCAATGACGCCATTGCCGCGCTCGGTCACCGGGTGGTGGAGGCGGCGAAGATCAACGTCGACCCGAACTTCCGGTTTTCCGGTCTCGGCGGCAGCGAACCTGGCCGCAGTTCCGACAGCTGGGCGGGCCGCCGCTATTCGTACAAGGTCTATCCGCTCAACATCCCGCTCGACACCATGACGCCGGCCGCCACCTCGCAGCCGATCGCCGAGACCGGCGAGGCGGCGGGCACCGTCAATGTCTCGATCATGGTCAAGCCGGTCATGGAGGGCACCAGGCTGTCGGCGCAGTCGGCGGCCGAGATCAAGCAGGCCGCATCGGCCGGCACCGAGGCCGCGCTGAGGGCCTACCATGGTCGATAGCATCGTCCTCGACGAACGGGTGTCGCTCGGTTTTCGGGGCGGACCAACCTTTTCGACTGACAAGCTGGTGATGGTGAACGGCCAGGAACGCCGCATGCAGAACCGCGACGTGGCGATCCATGTCTATACTTGGAACTACCAGAACACCTCGCGCGACATCCATGCGTCACTGAAAGAATTCTGGTTCGACCGCCGCGGCGATTTCAAGTCCTGGCTGTTGAAGGACCATGCCGATTATTCGGCCAGCGCCGAGCCGACCGGCGTCGGCACCGGCGCACTGACCACCTTCCAGCTGATCAAGACCTACAGCGCCGGATCCAATCCCTATCAGCGCATCATCCGCCACATCAAGTCCGGCACCCTCACCGTCTATGTCGACGGCGTGGCGCAGACGCCGACCACCCATTACACGGTATCCTCGACCGGGATGGTCACCTTCGTCTCGGCGCCAGCCAACGGCGCGCTGATCACCGCCTCGTTCGAGTTCTACGTGCCGGTGCGCTTCGACGGCGACCGCTTCCAGTCGATCGTCGATTACCAGCCGCAGATGGACATCATCTCGGTCGAGGATCTGACGGCGGTCGAGATCGTTCCATGAGGACATGGAATTCGAGCCTGACCACGGCGCTGGCGGGCGCCGAGGTGCGGCGCTGCATGCTGGCAGAGTTGGTGAGCCGTTCCAATGTCACCGTGCGGCTGACCAGTCATGACGTCGACATCGTCGCCGGCGGCCAGACTTTTCTGAAGACGCCCGGCTTTACCTGCTCGCGGCTGACGGTCAGCCATGGCGGCACGCCGGCCACCCTTGATCTGCAGATCCCGTTTTCCGACGAAGGGCCGATCTACACCGACCATGTCCGGCGCGGCGCCTGGCGCGGCGCGGTGATCACCGTCTGGCTCACCCTCATTGACAACCCATCGGCGCGCGAGATCCTCGGCAAGGGATTCATCGGCCTGACCGGATTCACCGACCGCCTTGACGGGCGCATCGAGCTGTTGACGCTGGCCGACGCGCTGAAGGACATCGTACTGTTCACCATCCAGCCGAAATGCCAGTACAAGCTTTATGGCGCCCGCTGCGGCGTCAACGAAACGATGAACCGCTTCGCCGCGACGGTGGCGACAGCGGCCAGCCGCCGCCGCTTCACCGCCTCGGTGATGCCGGCCGCCGGCCATACGTTCAAGCTCGGCAAGGTGACCTGGGCGACCGGCGACAACAGCGGCTGGGAGGGCTGGATCCGCAACTGGGACGCCGGATCCCATCAGTTCGACATGGTCACCGATTTTCCCTTCGACATCGCGGTCGGGCACCAGTTCTGGGCCAGCCACGGCTGCGCCCAGACCCGCGCTTCGTGTATTTCCTTCGACAATGTCGACCGCTTTCCCGGCTTTGAATTCGTTTCCAACTGACGGACGCTGATGTTCTATCTCGGCCCCAACCTGTTCGCGCCGTTCGTGCTGAAGCCGACCACCGCCAGGCCAGCGGACGGCGTCACCGCGCGCACCATGACCGAGCAGATCAGGGCGACCACCATGGGGTCGGCGATCCCTTACGTGATCGGCACCGGGCGGGTCGACGGGCTGTATTTCATCGGCGGCATCGTCACCGAGACCATCAGCACCTATCACGAGGAGCTGGAGC